GGCCTCGTCGGTGATCGGCGTCCGGAGCTGGATCGCCTCGGCCTCGGGCGCGTGATAGAACCAATCGTATCCCTCCCCGCCCTCGATGTTCGCGCACAGGTAGTCGAGGTTGTGGATCGCGCCCCAGTCCGCGTCGGCGTGGACATCCCCGTCCCGCCAGTCGGACAGCGGCATGTAGTTGTCGATCCCGATGAAGTCGATCTCCGGGTGCGACCACAGGGGATCGAGATGGAAATACAGATCCCCCGAGCCGTCCTCGGGCTGGTAGCCGAAATACTCCGACCAGTCGGCCGCATAGCCGATCTTCACCTGCGGCCCGAGGATCGTGCGCACCTCGCTCGCGAGCTGCCGGAACGCCTCCACCGCCGGGAAGGTCCCCGGCCCGCGGATCTGCGTGAGGCTCCGCATCTCCGACCCGATGCAGAACGCCTCCACACCCCCCGCGACCGCGCAAAGATGCGCGTAGTGCAGGATGAACCGCCGGTAGCCGAAATCCGCCGGTCCCGAATAGTCCACCCGGTCCCCTTGGGCCGTGAAATCCGACGGCTGCGCCGTCCCGAAGAACGCCGCCACCTCGGCCGCCGCCGCGGCCGTTCCGTCCGGCGATCCCATCCGCCCCGGCGCCTCCGACAGGGTGATCCGCCCGCGCCACGGAAACGCCGGCTGGCTCTCCGCGTCGCTCCACGGATCGGCGCGCCCGTTGCCCGGCATCTGCTCCATGAGAAGGAACGGATAGAACATCACCTTCAGCCCCTCGGAGGTCATCCGGCGGATCGCCTCGACCACGGAGGCGTCCGATGGCGTCCCCCCATAGACCGGCCGGCCATCCGCCCGCGCGATCGCCTCCGCTTCGGCGCGGGCGATCCCGCCCGCGCGCCAGGGCATGCCCTCGCCGTCCTGCGCGGTCTGCTCGACCTTGGGCGTCACCGAACAGACCCCGCAACGCAGGTCGTCCCCGAACCACGACACGATCAGCGAGACCGCGCCACACGCCGGAACTTCCTCCCGCAAGGCCCTCAGAGACATGACGAAATCCGTCTCTCCGCCGGGCGCGTGGACGTTCGCGGACCGGTTCACACCCGGCGCATCCTCGAAATGGACCGGCGTCGTCGCCAGCGCGTATTCCCCCGTCCCGGGCATCATCGCGACGCCCCGGACCAGCCGCGAGACGTCCGGCACCCCGCCCAGTCCCGCCGGTTCCGGCTTGACCACCTCGAAGTTGAACTGCGGCACCCGGTTGCCGAACAGCGTCAGGTAGAGATCCTCGATCAACACGTAGGCGATCCCGCGATACGCCGGCGCCCGGCCCAACCCCTCGACCGCCTCGATCTTGGGGTCCGGCAGCTGATCCTCGCGCCCCGTGTAGACCCGCATCTGGATCTCGTCGGGCGCGATCTCGGTCCCGTCGGCCCAGACCCGGCCGACCCGCGCGATCTCGCCCTCGCAGAGCGCGATCGCCACGCTCACAGAGTAGGCGTAGCGCGTCACCGTCGGCCGCGACGGCGCCCCCTTGCCGCCGCCGGTCGTCTCCGCGCGCTCCTCGAACCGCGACGCCCAGATCACCTGTCCCCCGATCCGCATCCGCCCGAAGACCCGCGGCACCGCAGTCCCCTCGCTCGCACTGTTGAGCCGGAACCGCTCGATCCGGCCGGTTTCCACCGCCGGGGCGCCCGCCCCGAGCAGGCGCTGATCGACCACGTTACCGATCGTCGCGCCCATGGCCCGGCCGATCACTGCCGAGGAAAGCCCCAGGATGCTCCCGCCGATCGCCCCGCCGACCGCCGCGCCCGCCGCGGACAATACCAGTGTCGCCATCAGTCCCTCCGTTCGGGAAATGCGAACGCCGCCACGAGACGCCGCCGCCAGGGCGCCGACAGGCTCGTTTCGACGACGCCGTGCCCGCTGTAGGCATGGATGAAGGTCGGCCGCGCCCCGCCCTCCGCCAGAATGCCCAGATGCTTCGCCACCGCGCCCTGCCGCATCCGCAAGAGCAGGACATCGCCCGGCACCGCCTGCTCACGACCGCGCGGCAACAGATATGCCTGTGCCGCCGCCCAGAGCGCCTCCTCGCCGCGGACCTCGCTCCAGTCGGGCGTGTAGGGCGGCGGGGAGACGGGCTCGTGCCCGAGAAGCTCCCGCCACACCCCGCGCACGAGCCCGAGGCAATCCGCTCCCGCGCCCAGGCACGACGCCTGATGGCGATACGGGGTTCCGATCCACGCCCGGGCGATCTCCACCACGCTCACCGCGTCAGGCTCCCGCCGTCGTTCACCGCCTGTCGCGTCGGATGGGCCATCTGCCAGTCTTCGCCCGGAACATGAGGAAACCCACGGAAGTTGATGAAATTACCGAACTTGACCCGGCATGTCTCGGAGCGCTTGTCGCATCCCGCCTCGATGCGAAGGACGTCGCCCGGCACCACCGCCGCCCGCACCTCTTCCCAGAACTCGATCTCGCGCCCCTCCGCTGTCACCCGGTCGGTCTTCACCACGCCCACCAGCCCGTCCGCCGCCCCGCTCAGGAACCGCGCGCGCCCCCGCTCGAACCAGCGGGCCTCGAACGCCTCGGGCGGCAGCACGACCAGCGTCCGTGCATTGACCGTCGCAAGCACCTGCGCCTCGATCGACATCCCCGGCGCATCGAGGTCGACCGTGCACCGCTTGTCCCCCAGCACCGCTGAACACGGCCCCTGGTAGACCAGCCCCTGCGGCTCGTTCAGAACCTCTGACAGCCCGCGCAACTCCGCGCGGAAGCTCCCGCCCGACCGCTCGATCTCGCCGAGCGATCCCCGGAACTGGAGCACCCGCTCCGAGACGTCGGCCCAGTTGACCAGCCACGCCTCCACCGCCGCCCCATCGAAGCGCCCCGCCTCGATGTCCGCCTCGCGGACCGCCGCGTCGCTCAGCACACCCAGAACCTCGGTGTTGTCGACCGAAAGCCCCGTCCGCTGCTCCACCGCCCGCGCGGAAAGCCCGGTATCGGCCCGGTAAACCTGCCCCCCGAACGTCAGATCCCGATCGTGGTCGGTGAACCCGTAGGCGACCCCGTCGGCCCGGATGAGGCCCCAGCACCGGCAGACCGTCGTCGAACCGGTGGCGAGATGCGCGGCCAGCGCCGCCGCGCCTCTCATGCCCGCACCTCGACGACCGGCACCGACGGCATGTCGCCGGCCTGAAAGCCCGCCACCGACGTCTGGATGAGATCCGCGTCGAACCGCACCGGCACGTCGAACTCGAAGCCGGCCGTCACCTCGACCCCCACGTCAGGCGGCGTCGCGAACCTCACGACGCCGGTCGCCGCGTCGACTGTGTAGTGCACCGTCTCGATCTGCGGGTCGCCCTGCACGCCGATCGCGATGGTTCCCGGCACCGGCTTCAGGATCGGCCGCACGTAGTCCGCGATCCCCGACCGGTAGGTCTTGGACAACCCGAACGCCGCGGTCTCGCCGTCGCCTGTTCCGATGACCTGATCGTCGAAGGCCACCGTCCCGGACGGCAGGCAAGACTTGTAATCCCCCCAATCCTTCCACCGGAACCCGTGCAGCCGCCCGCGCCGCGCCTCGAAGAACGCCACCAGCGCCTCGATGTCGTCGAGAGAGCGCATGCCCGCCCCCGCATCGTAGCGTCGCCGCGAATCGGCCCAGGGCGTGTTGCGCTCCTCGAACCCGTTGGCGAGCGTCACCACCTCGGTCCGCCGCTCCGGCCCGCCGATCGAGCCGAAGCTCAGGTTCGCGGGAAATCGCACCTCGTGAAACGCCATGTCCACTCCTCAGAGATTGCGCCGTCCGCGCGCCATCACGCGGGTGACCTGCGCCGCTATCTGGCTCTGCGACCGCTGGAAGCCCTCGACATCGGGTGTCGAGATGTTCATCACCACGCTGACGGGCCGCCCGCCGCCCTCGCTCCGCACGCCCAGCCGCCCGTCCGCGCCGCGCGCCAGCGGCATGATCGCCTCCGGCCCCGCCTCGCCCATGAGCCCCCGGCCGCCCCGCATCGGGAAGCTGACCGGGCCCGAGACGATCCCGCCCGTGGCAAACGGCATCACCCGCCCCTGTGCGAAGCTGCCGCCGCTCTCAAAGCCCGCCGCCGCGCTCACCAGCCCCTCGATGCCGCCGGCGAAGAGCTTGCCGAAATGGCCCGTCACGGGCCGGATCGCCGCCGAATAGGCCGCGTTCGCCATCGACTGCGCGACGCCCTTCAGGGCGTCCGACAGCTTCATCCCGTCGAACACCAGCCCGTCGAACGACCGCCTCAGCCCCGAGCTGATCCCGCGCGACAGGATGCCAACCTCGCGCCCGGTGTCCGCGATGGTCGACCGCATCCGCACCATCTCGGCGTCGAAGGCCGTCGCCATCGCCGACGCGCCGCCCAGCGACCGCTCCAGCGCCGCCACCTGGTCGTCGAGCGTGTCGATCCCGTCCACGTCATCCATCGTCCGTCTCCCGTCTGTCCGGAAAGGCCGCCGCCAGTTCGTCGAGCCGCGCCCGCGTCAAGGGCGGCGCCGCCGCGTCATGTCCCAGGAGGAACGCGAATTCCCCCGGCGTCAGCCGCCAGAAGTCCCCGGGCCGGAGCCCCAGCCCCCGCAGTCCCGCCCGCATCAGGGCGGGCCAATCGAAGGCACTCATGCCCCCGGCACCGTGAACGCCCGCGCGAGCAAGGTCCCTGCCACCCGCGCCGCCTCGACCGGCCCGCCCTCGATCTCGGCGCCCAGAAGATCCCGCGCCGAGCCGCGCCAGCCCCCGCCGCGCAATCCCGCGACGACGAGCGCCAGCACGTCCCGTGTCGAAAACCGGCCTGCCTCGAACCGTTCGACCAGCTCCACCAGCGTCCCCGCGTCCAGCTCCGCCTCGAGTTCCGCCAGCGCGCCGAGCGTGAGCTTCAGCGCGTGCCGCTCCCCGTCGAGCACCAGCCCGACCTCGCCCGCCCAGGGGTTCGCCATCAGAGCGCCGTGAAGCCGAGTTGGCCCGCCGAGGACAGCGACAGCTCGTAGGTCGCCTCGCCGTTGTGGCTCCCCGCGTATTCGACCGAGGTCACCTGGAACGGCCCCTCGACGATCCCGAAATCGGGGATGATCACTTGGAAGTCCGGCGTCTCCCCGTCGAAGAAGATCTGCCGCGCCCGTTCATCGGTCGAGGCGTCCTTGAACACCCCGCTGC